CCCATCTTTTTACGAGTGCAAAATAAAACATAAAATTGGGAGATAATAATGCAAGGCAGAAAAATCATTCCGATTGACGTTAAAAAAGCAAAAGGAACATATCAAGCATGTCGAGATAAAGGGCAACCAGAGGTCTCTGCTCAAAAACCCATTCCACCGAAAGCTCTATCAGAACGAGAAAAGCAAATCTTCAACATTCTTACAGAGAGGCTTGGAAGTAGGGCAACAGCTTCTTATACAGAGGTACAGACAATGTGTGCTCAAAGGTTATGTGAAGTGGAAGAATGCGACAAGACGATTGAGAACGAGGGAGCAACTTACAAAACCTCAAACTCATTCGGAGATGCTATTATTAAAGAACATCCAGCATCTAAGTTAAGAGAGAAGGCTCTTCGACATGCCCAGTCCTTACTTGCGGCAATGGGATTAACACATGTGGATGGTTTGAAATTCGGAACCGGCAAGAGTACAGAAAAGAAGAATGAATTTGAAGGATTTTAGATGACCGACTACACAAAAACAGCTCTAAAATACTGCAATGACATTACCTCCGGCAAAATCCCTGCGGGTCCCTATGTTATAGCTGCATGTCAGAGACACCTTGATGATTTGGAACGAGCGAAAACGAAGGAATTCCCTTACAAATTCGACAAGGAAAAAGCCAATAAACGGTGTGCATTCAGTGAAAAGTTACACCATGTCAAGGGAAAGTGGGCAGGGCAGAGACTAAAGCTTGAACCTTACCAGATTTTTAAGCGATGTTGTATCTGGGGATGGGTAAAAAAGTCTGATGGATTGAGAAGATTCAATACAGTGTTAATTCTGGAGCCTCGGAAGAACGGGAAAAGTGTAACTGGAGCAGATACAGGACTTTACATGTTAGCCGCCGATGGAGAGAAAGGCGCCGAGGTTTATTCAGGAGCCACATCAGAGAAGCAAGCTCTTGAAGTCTTCCGCCCGGCTTGGCAAATGGCAAACAGGAATAAAGACCTACGTGATCACTTCGATCTTTCTCTTTCCGGGAACCCCCGAAACCCTACGAGTATATATCGTCTTTCTGATATGTCCCGTTTTGAACCTCTTATCGGCAAGCCCGGATTTGGATCAAGCCCTCATTGCGCTATTATTGATGAGTACCACGAGCACAAAACAAGTGAGCAGTTCGACAACATGAACACAGGTATGGGTGCAAGAGAACAGCCTATGATGTTTGTTATTTCGACTGCGGGGACGGATACCTCAAGCCCTTGTTATGATCTATATCTCCAAGCGATAAAGGTTCTTGAAAAGACAATAGAGGATGAGACCTTCTTTGCGATTCTTTTTACCATCTCTCCTGATGATGATTTCAAGGATTTTGAAGTTTGGAAAAAGGCAAATCCAAACTATGGGGTGTCGATCAACAAAGACTATCTTCACCGGAAATATAATGAAGCCATGACAGACGTCTCTAAGCAGAACATCAATCTGTGTATGCACCTGAATCAGTGGAGGAATGCTGGTAAGGCTTGGATGAATATGGTCAAGTGGGAAGCGTGTAAAGACGAGTCTTTGAAGTTAGAAGATTTCAAGGGGCAGACCTGTTATGTTGCCTTCGACCTTGCTTCGAAGATTGATATCTCTTCTCTGGTATTGATCTTCGAACATCAGAGAAAAATCAGTGGGGTATATGTGAATGGCTATGTTGTGTTTGCTCGGCACTATCTCCCCGAAGAGACAATACAACTGGCCGGAAATGAGCATTACGACAAATGGGAAAAAGGAGGATATATTACTTCTACCCCTGGCGCCCGGACTGACTTCAAGTATATCGAAGACGACCTGAAAGAAATAAACGCAAATCATCCTATTTTTGAGCTGGCTTTTGATCCGAAAGAAGCCACCTATCTTGTCAACAATGTCATGGATTGGTTAGGGGCGGAACGGTGTATTGAGATCACCCAAGGCCCGGCGCTTATGTCGGAACCAATGAAAGAAACAGAAGGTCTTATTTACGATAATAAATTATGGCATGCTGGAGATCCTGTCTTAACATGGATGATGGGAAATGTGGTCCAGAGACAGGGCAGAAATACTGGACCGGTAAAGTACTACTACCCCACTAAACAGAAAAACGAAAATAAGATAGATGGAGTCGTAGCCATGATTATGGGGATAGGGCGAGCACTCCAACACCATGAAGAGTCTGTTTATGAAGGCATGACAAAAGCTGAGATCTTGGCTTCTATAGCTTTTTGATTATAACTAAAAATAAAGATTGACATTACATTCATCCTAATATAAAATATAATAAAAAAACAGGGGAAAATCATGAAAAAGCATCCTATTACGATCGTATTAAAAGAGGATACCCACAAAGCTTTAAAGAAGAAGGCTGAAGAGGAAAGCCGACCAGTGGCGCAAATGGCGCGGGTGATAATTGAGAACGTGCTGAAAGGGAGAGAAACATGAAGGTATGCACTAAATGCGGCATTGAAAAACCTATTGATGATTTTTATTCAAATCAAAGGAAAAAGGACGGGCATCACACAATATGCAAGATGTGCCATACCGAAGATGTAAGAAAAAGATATCATAAAAAATATAAACATGATCCCGAATACAAAAAACGCAGAGATCAATACTCTCATGATTGGCATTTAAAAAATAAAGAAAAAAATAATGCCCGTGTTGCAAAAGACAGAAGAGACAAGCGCATGAAATGTATAGAACATTATGGGGGGAAATGCGCTTGTTGTGGAGAATCACATTATGAATTTTTGGCTATAGATCATATTAATGGTGGGGGAAGGGTTCATAGAGCATCTCTGGGCACAAAAAGTTTTCATAGATGGTTAATAAAAAACAATTTTCCAGAAGGATTTAGGGTTTTATGCCATAACTGCAATCAATCGTTTGGCCTTTATGGATATTGCCCCCATGAAAACCTTACCCCAGAAGAGATAAAAAAGCGTAAAGGAAACGCTACTATCTTGAGGGGTATGTCGAAAGAAGAAATACTCGAAAATGTTGCTTTTTGAAAGGAGAGAGGAATGAGATTTTACGGACTTTGGAATGAGGAATTGATGTCTGATAATGGTATTATCCTATGGGGGCCGCTTGGTGTGGCCAAGGCTTATTATGAGACATTAAAGGAAGAGCAAAAGCAATCTTTTAAGATAATGGAGTTTGAAGAGGAGGAAATATGTTTAACTTTCTAAGGCCAAGGGTATCAAATGAGCAGGTGAAGGAAGTAATAGAGCCGATGTTGTCAGAGATGGAGCAGAGTGTCAACTGGCTTCAGTCGATGCAGAAACTTGACGTAAAGGACGGTGATATTGTTGTCCTGCGGTATGGTGGTAAGCTATCGGACGTGGGCCGCATAAATATCAAGAATGCCGTTCGGGGAACAATCAAGGACTATGGATACGATGTAAAAGTTATGGTTCTTGAAGATGGCATGGAAATCGGCACACTTAGTAGGGAGGCTTAATGACCAAACTACCAAACAAGCCGTTGTTAAGGCCTGATGAAGTTGCCGACTACTGGTCTGTAGCTGTCTCTACCATTTATTCTTGGATTGATCAGGGAGTTATACAGGCCGTAAAGAAAGGGGGGACGATAAGGATACCCCGGGAAGAGGCTCTAAAATCAAGGCCGGTGGTGGAATGAAAAAGGCGGGGCCGAAACCCCGCCGTGGTGTTACTTATCGCATTTTTGGAATCGGTCTTCGTTCATTTTGTTACCTCCTTCCTCGGCTTCCCACCCTTCTTCCCGTTCTCGCGGGACGCGGCGGCCTTCCTTTCTGATTTCACGGAGCCTCCTTTGCGGCCCAGGATTGCTGCCAGTTTACTTAATTCACCGGTTGTATCTTCCATCTGATAGAGGCGGCATTCAAGGGCTTTTTTAATGGCTTCCATCCATTGAATGGGCGTAATACCCCATTGTTTGCAATCTTCTTTGTATGCGGACTGCTCCAACAATGCCTCGATAAGTTCCGGCACACTATTTGTGTCGAAACATGCTTCTGCAAATCCTGTTAATTGATGATCTTGTGGTATTATTTTCATTTCCCTTCCTCCTCTTTTTCAGTTTGTATTTCTGTCCTAAAGGCCTCACGTACTTCACGGTCATATATCCGGCAACCATTAATCGTGATATATTTCCGTCCTTGTGGGTCTGTGTATGTACCCCTTACTTCCATGCTTTTCATTTTTCTTACCTCCCCTTTGTTTGTCTCAATAATACGCTAAGCGATTAGGTATGTCAAGCTTTTTTTCACTTTTCGGAAAAAATAAATATGCCTGATATCAAGTAGTTACAAATTTAGTCAAAAATACTTTCCAGATTTTACAAATATTATTTTTATTTCGTAAAAAAAGGGAAGATAATCACGCCATGATAAAACCAATTGAGAGATTCCTACAAGGTATCAAAGCCCTTTCGTCAAAGGCTTATGGGGTTTTTGACGTAAGGGACTTTTTCGTCTTCGGTGGTCTTGGTATGCTTGGCTATGGTCTGTATCTCAAGTGGGGGGAAGGTGTTGCTCTGATAGTGTGCGGGGTTCTGCTCATGGCGATTGGTTATTTGATGAGGGATGAGTAATGGGAATTGTCTCACGGATGGCGCGACCGAAAGCATTAACGCCCCAAGAACTTGAGCGAATGATTCTAACAGGCTTCGGCGGTAGCTCTACTTCTTCTGGGGTGTTGGTATCCTCTGAAACAGCGATGAGACAAGCGACTGTCTATTCGTGCGTCAATGCTCTTTCAAGAGTCATCGGAACTTTACCTTGTCATCTTATGGAGACGGACGGAGTAAATAGAACAAAGCTCATTGATGATCCTCTCTATTTCATGTTGCATGACCAGCCTAACGAATGGCAAACAACTCCTGAATTTTGGGGGATGTGCATCAATCATCTTGTCTTACGAGGGAATTTTTTCATATTGAAAAACCGGGGCATGTCTCTCACCGGCCCGGTGAAAGAACTGATCCCTCTTGCTCCTGGTATTGTTCAGGAAGTCAAGCAAGATAAACAATTCCGGCTTCTTTATAAAGTACGATATCCAGATGGGACACAGACCGAAATCCCGCAGTCTCAAATTATGCACATTAGAGGAATGACTGTTAACGGATTTATGGGAGTCAATCCCATTCAGTATATTCGGGAATCAATCGCTTTGGGATTAGCTTCTGAAGAATTTGGGGCAAGATACTTTGGAAGTGGAACTCATCCGGGGATTATAGTTGAACATCCAGGGAAAATCTCCCCGGAGGCCAAATCAAATTTAGCAAGCTCTTTGACAGAAGCATATAGTGGTCTTGGAAAAAGTCATCGCCTCATGCTCCTACAGGAAAACATGAAAGCGAAACCAATAACAATTAATCCAAAAGATTCACAGTTTCTTGAGTTGCGGAAATATCAGAAAGCAGAAATTGTTGATATCTTCTTTGGGATGCCCCTGACGATTCTTTCATCCGAAGACAAAACCCCGACCTATGCCAGTGCAGAACAGTTTTCAATTGGATTTGTAATTTATGCTTTAATGCCCTGGTTAGTGACGATTGAAAAAGCTATTTCCCGTGATCTCATTCCTATGGCAAAACGGAAAACGCAATATGCAAAATTCACAGCACAGGGATTACAGAGGGGATCTTTTAAAGAGCAGATGGATTCGTTTGCCGTGGCGATCGACAAAGAAATCATGAACCCTAACGAGGCCCGGATGTACCTTGATCTCAACCCGTATGAGGGCGGAGACGAATACAGGACACGCACTTCGACTGTAAAAGAGGACAAAAAGTTAGATGAAAAATCTAAGTAAAAAATGTGCAAGGTGTAATATAGTAAAACCTTATTCAGAGTTCATGAAATGCTCACGAAATAAAAGTGGTATTGGAGTATGGTGTAAAGAATGTGCTCGTAGTTATACTCGAAAAAGACATGCTGAAAATAAGGAAGGGGATAGTTTAAAAAGCAAAGAATGGAAAACTAAAAATCCAGAAAAGATAAAAGCCTACTCAAGGAAATATCATCAAGAGCATAGAGAAGAACGATTAGCCTATGCGAAAAAATATGCTGAAGAAAATAAAGATAAAATAAAAGAATACAACGAAAGAACAAAAGAGCAAAAGGCGGCTCGGGCAAAGGTTTATCGGCAAGAACACAAGAAAAGAGACAAAATTACTCGTGACGCATGGATCAAAGCTAATCCTGAAAAGAAACGAGATGCACTAAAAAGATGGCGAGCTGCTAATCCTGAAAAAGACCGGGCTGCGATGAGAAGGGCGAATAAAAAACGAGGAGAAAATATAAAATATAGAGTTAGTGGTAGTATATCCCGACGGATTAGAACATCATTGTTTGATAATGGTACAAAGAATAAACGCCATTGGGAAGAGCTTGTAGATTTTACAGTAGATCAACTCAAAGGTCATCTTGAAAAACTATTCAAGCCGGGTATGTCGTGGGAGAATTATGGAACAGTTTGGGAAATAGACCACAAAATTCCAATAGCTGCATTTAATTTTGAAAAGCCTGATGATGTTGATTTTAGATTATGTTGGAGTCTTAAAAATCTTCAACCATTAGAGAAATCAGAGAATAGAAGCAAAGGCGCAAGGATAGAAAGATCATTTCAACCATCTTTAGCTATTGCAACATAATATAATAAAAGACAAGGGGGCGATTACTATTCCATATCCAACAGAACACTCAGCCCGAATTCGTGAACCGGAAGATTTTGAGCAGAATTCTTTTCGATCTAAAAAGATTGATACTGGAATTAGAGTAATTATTGGAAAATTAAAGGGCGAAACAACCACAACTGCACAATCATATAGATTTCATGTTGATTATTTCACTGTTAAGAAAGCAAAAAAATGGCTTAAGGATCATGATATTGAATATATAAAATTTGAACCTGCCGAGGAACAAAAATCTGCCTTAATTAAGGGGAATACAATGGGATTAGCATATAGAACAGAAAAAAACGCAAAGGCTATCGCTTCTTTCTGGGGAAAGCCTTTAGAGAAAAATGATTGGTATAAAATAGAGGCAAAATCAGAAGAGGAAACGGAAATCATTATCTATGATGTGATCGGTTATCCGTACAACGATGCTTTTGATTTAGTTCGGGCCCTCGGAGAGATTAAAGGCAAGAATATTACGATTCGCATTAATTCACCTGGAGGAGATGTTTTTGATGGCTTGGCTATATATAATGCCCTCCGAGAGCATAAGGCACGAGTTACCACAAAGAATGAAGGAATCGCTTCATCAATAGCTTCCATTATTGCGCTTGCTGGAGACGAGGTTCAGGCTCATAAAAATGCTATGTATATGATCCATGATCCGTGGGTACTGACAGCCGGAAATCAATATGAGCTTCGGGATATAGCAGATATCTTAGCAAAAATCAGTGTGAATATGGTTGATATTTATTCTGACAATTCCAATATCGGGAAACGTGAACTGAAAGAAATGATGAAAGAGGAAACATGGCTTACGGCAAAAGAAGCAAAAGACCGAGGGTTTGTCGATACGGTTCTCGATACGGGCGTGGCAAAAGCAAACTTTGATCTTTCGATGTTTGCAAATGTGCCGGCTGGAGAACCAACAATAAGGAAAAAAGAGCAAGCCTTACGTGACGTGGGTTTTTCTCAAAAAGAGGCGAAGGCACTTCTCTCGCGACGAAGAGAAGGCACTCAACGGGACGTTGAGGTGATACAAGCAGAAGTTGAAAAAATAAAAAACATAATGACATCATAGGAGGTAGAGAAATGCAGGAACTAAAAGATACCATACAGTCACTGGGAACGACCTTTGAAGAATTTAAGGCCGCAAACGACAAACGTCTCAAGGAAATTGAGGCAAAAGGAAGCGCAGATCCTCTCCTGACAGAAAAGGTGGAGAAGATCAATGCGGAAATCTCAAAAATCGCCGAAATGAAAACACAGCTTGAATCACTTGAAACCGTGGCGGGACGGGGGGCTTTTGGCGGCGGAACTTCGGAATTAGATAAAGCTAAAGCTGATTATAAGGCTGGATTTGAGAGCTGGTTCCGTAAAGGTGTTGAAGGAGATCTTTCCCAATTAGCAGTTCAGGCTAATGCGTCCACTCTGGATGACACGGCGGGTGGATTTACTGTCCCGGAAGAGATGGAAGCGACCATCGACCGTGTAGCGGAAAGCGTATCAGCAATGCGAAGAATTTCCACGGTTATGAGTATTGGAACTGATACTTATAAGAAATTGGTCAACCAGGGCGGAGCTTCTTCCGGTTGGGTTGGGGAGAAAGGATCAAGAGCGGCAACTGATACTCCCTCGCTGGTTGAAATCGCGATTAACACGAAAGAGATTTACGCTATGCCAGCCGCAACTCAGAAACTTTTGGACGATAGTCGAATTGATATCGCTGCATGGCTGGGTAATGAGGTTGCGATTGAGTTCGCAGAAGAGGAAGGCGATGCCTTTATCAATGGTGATGGTGTATCCGAACCTAAAGGTCTTGATGCATATTCCAAAGTTGCGAACGCTTCTTATGCCTGGGGTAAAATGGGTTACATCGCAGGAGGTCATGCTTCCCTGCTGAATAGTGCAGATAAACTCATTGATCTTACCACAGCTCTGAAACCCGTTTATCTGAATGGTGCATCTTGGTTATTCAACAGAACGACAAACGGTGTTATCAGGAAGATGAAAGACGGCGAGGGCAACTATCTGTGGAGACCCGGTCTTGAGGCTGGATCGCCGAATACCCTATTAGGGTTCCCGGTAGTAACAGATGACAATGTTGAGAATATTGGAGCCGGGAATTATCCGATTTATTTCGGGAATTTCAAGCGAGGGTATCTCATTATCGACCGTTTCGGGATAAGAGTCTTGAGAGATCCCTTCTCCAGCAAGCCTTACATTCTCTTTTACACCACAAAGAGAGTCGGCGGCGGCATCACGATGTACGAGGCAATCAAGACGCTGAAAATAGCGAGTTCGTAGGAGCTAATTATGTTTACCGTGCAGATAGGGAGCGCACCCGATAAGCAAAATATTCCGGTTTTGTTTCTGCACGGGAATTTCCGGGAGCACAACGGAGGTGCAAATATGTTACCAAGAAGATTCCCTGGAGATCGCAAGTGCAGTGTAGAGGGCTGTGATAACGATGCCAGGAAAAGAGGTTGGTGTAATTTCCATTATGATAGATGGCGTAGGCATGGCGACCCATTGGCAGGAGGGCCGAAACAAGGAGCTCCCTTATTAGGCAAATGTAAAGTAGAAGGATGTGAGAATAAAGATGTTGCATGGGGTCTCTGCTCTAAGCATTATTCAAAATGGAAAAAATATGGTGATCCAAACGGTGGTTCTGTGTGTGATGGTAGATCAAAAGAGTGGCACATCAATAATGTTGGGTATGTCATGAAATATGACCCCCAAAGCCCCCACGCTGGTAAAAACCAGATTGTTTATCAGCACAGGTTTGTAATGGCCGAATATTTAGGCCGTCTCTTGAGAAGCGGCGAACTTGTTCATCATAAGAATGGCGACAAGACAGACAATCGCATTGAGAACCTTGAGCTTTTTGTCAAGGGACATCCCGAAGGTCAACGACCAGAAGATCTCGTAAAGTGGGCATATGAAATTATTGAACTTTACGGGGAAGAAGTTAAACCAGAATTAAAACTTATAAACTCAAACAGGAGGTAATAAAAATGAAAGATCTTCACAATAATATAGAAGTTGTCTCAATTCTTGACCCGGTTGTGGTTGAGGCTACTGCGACACATACCGATATCGACCTTCAGGATTTCAACTCGGCGGAGTTGGTCATTAATTGCGGTCTTGACGCTGGATCGGGATTGTCGGGTTCAAACAAACTCGTTTTTACGTTGAAAGATTCAAGCGACGGAACGACTTACACGGCTGTCGAAACGGCGGATATGCTCGGTGTGACAGTGGCAAGTGGTGTCATTCTCACTATTGATGCTGTCGGTGAGGACAATTCGATCTATCAATTCGGCTATGTCGGCGGAAAACGATATCTCGAACTCACATATACAGAGACTGGTACTGTGTCCATGCCAATGGGTATTGAAATTATTAAGAGTCATGGTCTGGATGTTCCGGCCATATAATCCGATCCCTTAAGTGGGTACTCGGCCCGGTCTTATCCGGGCCATACCGGGGCAACCAATCGAACAGGAGGAAATGAAAAATGGCAGACGAAACATATCAGCCGAAAACATACAGAAAAGATGGTGGCGATACCCACGTTATCGCTTCAGGAGGTTCTCTGGATGTCGAATCCGGTGGAGCTTTTAAATTAGCAGGGACTCAAGTCTATCCAACCGTAACCGCAGAGGTTCTCTTCACCGAAGCCGGAGCCGGAACCTATACCGGGACGATAGCACTCCCCGCTGGGTCACGGATTATTGATATTGGCGTTGATGGACAGGCACTTTGGACGGCTGGAACTTCGGCAAGCATGATTGTTGGGGATGACAGCGACCCAGATGGGTTCTTCACCGCTACGAATCTGAAAGCGACCGATTTATTGGCTGGTGAAATTAACAACATTGAACATCCCGGAGGCAAGGCAGGTGCTTATATAGCGAGTGAGCAGAGAAAACTTTACTCTGCCGCAGCGAGAAATATTATCGGTGTTGCGACTTCGGTAGGTGCGGGAACCGCAGGACGTACAAGAATGTATGTTGTGTATGCAACCCCGACCGCAGGAGCAGCAACTAAGGCTTAAACCCACAGGGGGCAGTCTACTCTCCGGGCTGCCTCCTCCCTCCCAAAAAAGTGAAAGGAGGTACAGGAGATGTCAGTAACACGAATAGGAAGTTTAGAGAATCGTTTTCTTGGTCTTTCGACCGACACAAAACCAACTACATGTCAAATCGGGGCTACGTTCCGCGAGTACAATACCGGGAAACTTTACGACACCCCGGATGGTGGGACGAACTGGGTATTAAAAGACGCAGAAGGTATCAGATTCCAGACCACTACTATCGACCTTAAACAGGCGGCGGGAAGTTATACGCTTTTCACTGTTGGGGCAAACAACATTGAAGTCTTGCATTTGACGATAATCATTCCAGCCGACCTGACAGAAGAATCAACCTTAACTTCGATATCAATCCAGTCAACAGATAGCACTCCGGTTGTATTTGTCAGCTCAACAGCTGGGGCCCTGGCTAACCTTACTGAAAACAAATATCTGCAATACAATGCCGGTGGGACGGTTGTAGGTGGGAAATTGATACAGCTCACTATTGCTGGAGGTGCTACAGCCGCGGCACAGGTCTGTACGGTATTTGTGGGATATAGAGAGGCGACATAATGGGAACTATATTTGGGTGAAAGACCTTCATAAAGAGGCATTTCATCAGAATAATATCTTCCCGGAAGACTCAAACGAAACAGTTACCTTCACGGCGGGCAGTTCTGTAAATACCTTTGGAGCGTGGGCAGAAATAGTTGATAATAATTCCGTGACATTGAGTTCAAAATTCAATTCTTCTGGTCATATTAGTTCGATTGTTGTTGAGTCTACAAGCGCAAAGGACAATATTTATTTAATTGAAATTGCTTATGGTGATAGTAAAACGATTGTATGTAGAGCAAGGGGATTAGCGGGTACAAACCAGATTAGCCATATCAGTCAGGAAAGAATGCGAGACCTTCAAATTCCAAGCGGGGAGACTGTTTATTATCGTTTGAAATGTGAAACAGCTTCTGCAACGATGACTTTGCACTTGAGATACCATATACATGAATAGGTGAGATATGAGAATCGTAACTACAACAGCCCCAGCAACGGAATGTATATCTCTGGAAGAGGTCAAACTACACCTTCGTTTAGCTACCACAGCGGCGGAGGCTGCGGCATACACCACGGAAGATGACTGGCTTAATAGAAATATTAAATCAGCACGGCTCCAGGTTGAGCATGAGACAGGCCGGGCATTGATTACGCAGACACGGACGTACTATCTGGATGAGTGGCCGGACAAGAGATATATCAGGCTTCCTTATCCTAAACTACAATCCGCGGTCGTGACATACCGATTACAAGACGATGCCGATTACGACAATACTCTCTCGACCGTGGATACTGATATCGTAAGTGAACCGGGCCGGGTAATTTTACAGCCGAATGAATCATGGCCGAGTGGGACCCTCTATACCGACAACCCGATTAAAATTGAATATGTCTGTGGATATGGTGATAGTGCAACAGACGTGCCAGAGGACATCAGGAATGCGATGTTATTGATGATTGAGGATGCTTATAACAACAGGGGGGAGATCGTCATTGGGGTGAGTGTGGGACGGATTCAGGGGGCCGTTGACACCCTGTTATTGAATTATATTATACACACGAGGTTTGATTGATGCGCAGTGGCAGGATGGATAAAATTATAACGCTGTACGAGAAGGTTACAACGGAAAACGCCTTTGGTGAGGAGATTGTATCATGGATTGAACTCGTAAAGGTCGGCTCCGAAATAGCCACAGGGACACTTACAGAGGGCATTCTTTATCAGGTCACAGCCACGGAAGAGGACCATTTCGGTACCGGGGTTGTAATATATGATACTTTCACTGCGGCGGGTACGGAGACTTGCGATGCCTCGAATAAGGTTAAGCCGGTTACTCTCCCGGGGAGTGTGTGGGGTGAAAGATTAGAACTCCGGGGAAACGAAAGATGGAGCGCAAAACAGGTTGTTGCGTCTGTGGTTTGTAAATATCGCATTCGGTATAGGGATGATGTAAGCCCCCTGAACATATTGACTGACGCAGCCGGAAAGGAATATGATATAGCAGCCGTATTAGAACTGGGACGCAAAGAGGGACTTGAATTGATTGTGAATGCGAGGGGCGAATAATGGCACAGCCAGCATTTTCATTTCAATTAGTTGGCCTGAAAGAAACAATGGACGCGCTTGAGCAGCTTCCGACCTTGAGCATGAAGAAGACAGTCGTGAGGAATGCGCTGAAAAAGGCGGCTATCCCTATCAAGGATCGTGCCAAACAGAATGCGCAAGGTATTCCTATTGAGGGTGAAAATATAGTTAAATCCATCAAGGTTGGAACAAGCCTTAAGAAGTCGCAGAGAGGTCGGACAGACAGATCGAGGGTTACTGTGTACGTGGGGCCTTCACATCCGTTGGCTTCGATTTTTGAATGGGGAACTACCGAGAGATACACCAAAAGTGGTGCATATAGGGGATTTATACCTCCTATGCCGTTTATGAGGCAAGCGTTTGATTCGCAAAAGAAAGTCTCCCTTGATCTCTTAAAAGAAGAGCTCTGGCGGGCATTAGAAAAAGCTGCAAAGTTGCTCCACAAAAAGGCTCTCAAGGGAACATTGACATCAAAACAACGTGCGGGGTTATCGAGATAAAAAAACAAATAAGAAGGGGAATAGATATGAGCATGGGAGGAGGAGCAGGGGCAAGTACAGCAGCGAAAGAAATAATGGGAATGATCGAAGTGCTGCTAGATGAATACAAGGATTCAACGGAAGCTGTTGAGGCACTCAAAAAGGTAATAAAACGGTGCAACGAAATTAAGGACGCAGGAGATACAGGGTGGTATTAAAATGATCGGAAAAGCAATCCATAGTATCTTGACAAACGATGCAACCGTGAAAGCCATTACAACCCGGTGCTATCCTTCTGTCAAAATCCCGCAAAATCCAACGTATCCGTTTATAAGTTATTCCGTATTCGGGCGTGGAGAAAACGCTCTTAGGGGGCCATCTGGGAAGGAAAACCCCAGAGTCCAAATTGATTTATGGGTACAAGATATTGGAGAGGCCGGTTATTCGGATTTGAGGGTATTATCTAAGGCCGTAAAATCGGCTTTAGGGGGTTACATTGGAACCGTTGAATCTATAACGATTGGTTCAATATTGTTCATTTCAGATTTTGAGCAAAAAGAGCCAGAGGTTAATGCGTTGCGGTTAACCGCTGATTACAGTGTATGGTACACAATTTAAATAAAAACAAGGAGGAGGACATGAGATTTTACGGACTTTGGAATAAGGAAATTTGATGTCTGATAATGGTATTATCCTATGGGGGCCGCTTGGTGTGGCCAAGGCTTATTATGAGACATTAAAGGAAGAGCAAAAGCAATCTTTTAAGATAATGGAGTTTGAAGAGAAGGAGAGAAAGAACCCGGTTAGCATATTAAAAAATGTGAACGACAAGGAGCATGTCAATCTTCTTCAGTCGATGCAGAAACTATCTATTAATGAAAATGATATTATAGTTTTGCGGTCTCCCTTGAGATTATCCAAGGATGCACGGGAGGGGAGTGTGAAGATGGTAAAAGAGTTTGTAAAAGGACTTGGGCATAAACCGAATGTCTTATTTCTTCACGAGGGCATGGAAATCGGAGTGCTTGAGAAGGGAAAATAAACCCAATTTAAAAACAACAGGAGGAAAGAAAAATGACAGTAGAAATGTTAGAATCGCAGGGAACTAAATTAGAGATGGATACTGGGTCTGGGATCGCTAAAACCATAACGGCGATGACTCTCTCGAATCCAACAGTATTAACATCAGTAGCGCACGGCCTGTCCAACGGCGATGTTGTTGTGGCGGCGTCCTTTGACGGGGCTGATGCAGCGGACATTAACGGTAAATCGTTTGTTGTCCAGTTTGTCACGGATGATACCTTCGCCATTGATTTGGATTCAACGGATTTAACGATTGATGACAACACTGACACCGCGACAATGACGCCGCAGAGTTATACCGAGATATGCTCAATCACTGATTGGGATATCGCCGGTGATACTCACAACATGATAGATTATACCGCGTTGGGATCGACACGGGCCGAAGAGAAACCTGGTATTCCGAGGGGTAGCGCACTGACCTTTTCAGTGAATTGGACGTCCGATGATACAGGACTTCTGGCTGCTGAAACAGCAAGGGCGGCAAGAACCCTCAAGACGTTTAAGCTGACCTACTCCGATGATGCCGTACATACCTTTACAGGTTACGTAATCGGCATTAACGATTCCGGTGGCGGCGATGACAAGGTAAACGGCACGATAACCATTCATAGAGTAGGAGCGTTGACACTATCATGATAACAGGAACGAAGGTTACGACAATAGAGGGGAAGCCGTACAGACTCAGGTACACGTGGGCTGTTTTAGCCGAAGTGAACGAGAAGTACGGCGATTCTCCCGACCTATTCAAGCCAGAGGTAGTGGCATTCGTTGGGGCCGCTGGAATGCGTAAGAAACATCCGGAGATGACTCCTGAAAAGATCATGGAGCTATCACCTCCTCTAATACCTTTTGCCAATGACGTACAGCAAGCTCTTACTTGGGCGTATTTTGGCGATAAAGGTATGCCGGAAGATGAGGACGTAAAAAAAAAGCAGACCCTGACTGGATGGATCAAGCGTATAAAAATGCGATTGTTGCGGGTATTTCGCCATTAGAATTCTGGGAGCTGACTCCATACCAGACCCATATTGCGATGGAAGCCACTTCTGAACGGTCGGATAAACAGGCGTGGATGATAGCAGCATTTTCGAGAGCGAAGAAACTGCCGAGATTCGAGAAGTTAAGTCGCGGCAAGAAAAAGCCGAAGAACGGATTATTACTCAAGAGACAACTTGAGGCAATTAAAGAGACGAGGAAGAAATAATGGCGCAGCCAATTGGTAGTCTTAGAGCCGAGCTTAGCGCGGGACACGCCCAGTTCTCCGCCGACATGCGGAAGGCAAAGAATGCTGTGCAGAAGAACGCCACCGGTATGCAGAAAGCTATGCACAAAGTGGGGGATAAATTTACCCGCGCTGCCAAAGCTATGACCTCATTCCGTGGCATTATGGCTGGAACTGCTATGGTTGCCGGGATGGTTTATGCTATTAAGAAGAACCTCGAATACGCTGACTCAATCGCCAAGACTGCTGATAGCATTGGTATCTCGACCAAAGCTTTACAACAATGGAGATATATTGCCGACCGCTCCGGAGTATCCACCGATCAACTCGACAAAGCACTTAACATGCTTGCTGTCAGGACTGGCAAGCTCCAAGCAGGAACTGGAACGCTCTACACGTACCTGAATAAAACCAACGAAGCCCTTTTGGGGCAATTCAAAGCAGCTGGCAACTCCTCTGAAGCCTTTGATATTTTCTTCGAAGCCGTCGAGAAACTTGAGGACCCACTTGCCCGGCTGGCCTTTGCTGAGGCGACCTTCGGGATGAAACTCGGTCCTCGAATGCTCTTACTGGCCGGTAACACTGACACCCTAAGAGATCGATTTGAACGGTTGGGTCTTGAGATTGATGAGGATCTTCTTAGGGGAGCAGAGAAAGCAAAGGACAACATAGATGATCTATCGGCTGTTATTAAGGTTTCTCTCATCAGTGCAATCTCCTCGGTTGGCCCGGAATTAGGTAAGGCCGCTGCTGGAATGGCTCAATGGGTCGCTGATAACAATGATTTTATCACTCAGGACATGCCAGCCAAGATTAATGCCATGAAAGATAGTCTAGGCGACATCAAAGATGTCTATGATGATATTCCAGAAGAGATCACGGGTGGAGTCGGGGTTCTTGGAGCTGCGCTGTTTGGGAAAAAAATTGCTGTGATTGTTGCTGCGGCAATGCTGTTGCCTAAAATAGCAAGAACCCTAAAAGGATTTGGAGCGGTTTCAGAAGGCAGCCTTGATTTTCTTGAATTTGCAACAATGAACGCAAAGGAACTCAAGGCGGCGTTGGACGCAATCAGTGATCCTTTTGCTGGCGGGGTTCCCGGTAAGCCCTCTGGGGCAACGCGAGGTTGGGACTTGGATGAACCTGCGGTTGGCACAGGTGGCACTGGTGGCGGAATGGTGGGGGAAACCCCAGAAGAAGCAGCAGCAAGACTTGCGGCAGAAACGGTCGCCGCTAAATTAAAAGAGGCAGTCGATAAGCAGATAGAGTCTCTCAAAGTGCAGCGTGACACCTTTGGTATGGCCTCAAAAGAAGTCGCTCTGTATCATCTTAGAATGCAGGGTGCGACTCCCGAGCAACTCAAATTGGCCGAAGCAATACTTGACACGACAGACAACATGAAGGCATACGCCGCAACTGATGAAGCCATAATTGATATGATGGCTGATATAGATGAGGGAACGAAAGCCTCCATCAAGAGCCTCGAAGACTTGGCCGATACGACAGAGGAAAAATCCGATGTAATGGAGCAAGCCTTCGTTGGTTGGGGTAATTCTTTCTCTTCGACTTTGAATGATATGTTGTGGGGGTCAGAGACGACCTTTGAGGCTATTGCAGAATCATTCGCCCAGATGGTTACCCAGATGCTGATCCAGAAATACCTTATAGAAAAGATGTTTGGCAAAGGTGGTGGGGGCGGCTGGTTCGGGATCACATTGAAAGCTGTTGGTACGGCATTGGGCGGATCGAAGCTGTTTTCTGCTAAAGGCAACGCTTTCGAGGGGGGCAATCTTCTTCCCTTCGCAAAAGGTGGGATTGTCTCACTTCCGACAGTCTTTCCAATGGCACAGGGCGCTGGTCTGATGGGGGAAGATGGGCCGGAAGCGGTTATGCCTCTAAAGCGCACAAGTTCAGGAGATCTTGGTGTTGTCTCTAATGGTGGGGGGACAACGATAATAATCAATGCGATCGACTCAAAGTCCTTTTCCGAAGTGGTAAAAAGAAACCCTGGATCAATCGTAACCGTGGTAAATGATGCCTTGGAAAATAGGTCGGGGCTCTTAGATACAATCAGAGGTACAATATAATGGCTGCTTTTCCTGAAATAGACACACAAACTTTAACTGTAGAGCCGGAGTTTAACACGCTAATCAGTCAATTCGATGGCGGTGGCGAACAGCGAAGAAGCAAACAGATGTACCCGAAATATAACGTTACCTTGGCATACGAAAAATTGGAAGTTGCAGATGCCCGGACGTTATGGGAGTTTTACTTGGCCCGTAATGGAGCGCAAGAGGCTTTTTATATTTACGATTTTACCCTTTTCCCTGAACATAAATTCGTTCACAAGGGGCAATACTGCGGGACAGGGGATGGGGTTACTAAAATATTCGATATCCCCGGACGAGAGACAGTATCTCATACTATTTATTCGGATGGTGTGGATGCGACAACAAGTACATCTATCTTGGTAGGTGGGGGGAATTCGGATAGCGATAGGGTCGAGTATGACACGGCACCGGGTGAAGGGGTAATTATTACAGCTGATTTTACTGGCTATTTGAGGATACGAGCCAGATTCGCAGAGGACAAATTGCCACGGGAGACATTTATTGAACAGGTTTATTCTTACGGGATAAAATTGAAAGGACTTTCACCTCAATAGGAGAAATATGAGAGACTTATCATCATTCATAGAAGCTGCTCTTTCAAGCGAAGAGGGCAAGATGTTCTGGTTTTTGGAGTTGGATTTTAATACAACACTCCGATATACAGACTGCGATGTCGATTTATGGGGGGTTGAAAATAGGATAGATTTGGCAACGGAAGCCGGAGATTTACTCGTAACGGAAAGCGGGGATCAGTTAATACTCGAACAAGGATATGAGAGCAACAAGTTTGAAACTATGCCCTTCTCAATTTCAGCGGTAAACTACAGTGCGAAGTCCTCCGTGGATAAGGTTGAAATTGAAATAGGAAATGTTGATCTACAGATGTCCGCTGTGTTTCTAAATGAAGATATAATGAATAAATGGGGGACTCTAAAAGTGGGCTTTTTCGATTCTAATAATCAAATTATAGACCAGACATTCAAAATCTTTGAGGGCTTAGTTTCAACGTGGAAACTGACAGAGCCTAAAGCGTCAATTACTCTTGTGAATGAGTTTGTACTGTGGAACAAGAAGACATTAAGGAAGTACCAATCCGCGTGCCGATGGCCTTTTAAGAGCACTGAATGTGGGTACACCGGAGGGGAAACATGGTGCGATCAATCGTATGCCAGATGTAAAGCTTTGGGGAATACGGATAATTTCAGCGGTTTTAGGTGGCTTCCCGACTTGATGGAGAAGCAGATATACTGGGGGAAAACAGATTGAAAAACTTTGGAATTTTAACACGAAAATATATTGGGGCTTCTTTCGGAGAATATAATTGCATGAAGTTTATCCATGATTTTTATACCGATGCCGGGGTTAAGGTACCTGATAATTACAAAGGATACAACCTTGAGACATACATGGGACATTGGGAGCAAGACCCGGATGGCATGATACGGGTTATGATGGAACTCTTTGAAACGATAGGCGAGGAAGCTGATGTCAAAAACTTGAAAAAGGGTGATCTTATAGTTGTGCAATATAAATCAGTCAAATTCCCTGCGCTCTATATTGGAGCCAAAAAAGCCTTAGCCGCGTCAAGGGAAGATGGGGTTCAGACGTATCTTTTAGGGGATGTGTTTGTGCCGATTATGGCGAGGAGGCTAATATGCCAGCCGTAGGCGCTTATATCGGTGCGATGACAATTACTCAATTTATTGGCTGGGCTGCGGTTGCCTACGGGATTGCTCAATCAATTAGTATCGCGGGCAGAAAGGCTCCTTCTTTTGCGGCAGAAAAGGAAGAAGATGCCGGGCGGCTGGTAAATACCAGATCAACCGCAGAGATACTTCCGATTGTTTATGGCAAGACCAGGGTCGGTGGGAATCAGGTCTTTGCGACAACAACAGGCACGGACAATAAATATTTGCATTTGATCTTAGGAATGGCTGAAGGGCCGGTAAAAGGAATTTATCAAGACGCGGGAGTAGATCAAATCTTTCTGGATGGGGTAATATACACAGAATCGGATTACAAAGATAATTTCTATTACGAGTTCTTTGATGGGTCAGCGACACAAAACGTGTGCGCGACACTACATACGGCTTATCCAAACTGGACAGATTGTATGAGATACACAGCGTATCTTTATTGCCGGCTTGAGTATGATCGGGATAAATTTTCGTCAATTCCAGACATAACGGCGATTCTTGAGGGTAGCAAAGTTAAGAATTTCGCAACAGAAAGCGATTATGATTCCATGCCGTTGGTTTATACTGACAATCTAGCGTACTGTGTTTATGATCTGTTAACCCGGCCGAGCACTCGTGGTGGGAAGGGTCTTGATCCTACCAGAATAGATTTACCCTCTTTTCGTGATGCCGCTGATTATTATGATACGTATGGCTGGAACTGCAATATGCCTATTAACAGGAATCAATCCATAGAAGACAATATCGCGTCCCTATTGGTAAACGGGCGCAGTGAAATAATCTATTCCGAAAACAAATTTAAGCTGAAATTCCGGGATACACGGGAAGAATCGGTTGTAATGCAGCTTACGGAAGATGATATCATTCAGACAGGAAGTGAAAGCACGATTGAAATTTCACCCTCTGCTACTCTGTTCTCACGGCCCAACGCAATTAAGGCGACCTTCTTCTCCGCTGACAAGAATTACACACAGGATGAGAAAGTCTTCCAAGATGATGACGCTTACGACACAGAAGGAGATTATCGAGAGCAACAGATCGAGTTATTAGGATTAGACTCCCTGTCAAAGGTTATACCGATGTCTTATTATTATCTTGAGAGAGCACGGTGGGGAACTGCTGTAAGTCTGACAGCAGGCAACAAAGCCATGTCACTGGAGCCGATGGACTTGATAGAAATTACACACCGGATGCCTGGATGGACGAGCGGGACGAAGCCTTTATACAGGGTTGAATCAAATCAGATAACAATGGATGGCAACGTTGCTCTGAATTTATTACAAGAAGACGATGCCCTTTATAATGACGATTATGATATTGATGAGCAAGAATTGTTTATTACTGACCTCCTAAGCCCCTCCGCAGCGGTTCAGCCCGTGATTAATGTGACAAAGGAAGAAGAGGTCTACTACTATCGGGACAGAAGTTTTACCCGTTGGAAGATTGACTTTGATCCGCCTCCGGTGACTTCCTACCCCTTCTGGGATTATGCTGAAATCTGGGTGAAAATAGGGTCCGGGGAGTATAGATTTATGACGAAGGCCACCTCTGACTATATTCTCGATCCGGTCGAAGAGGGCGAAATGTACTATATGAAAATCCGCTCCGTGTCGATTTTTGGAGTGAAGGAAAACTTTGATTCTGCTTATACAATATCTCAATATATTTTTGGGAAAACAGCACTCCCTGACAGCATGGTTAATATCGTTGCGACCGCCGCGGGTGATACCATTAGCGTGTACGGAGAGAAAGTAACTAATCCTGATGTCTCTATATATGAGCTGCGAATAGGTGATTCGTGGGCTGGGGGTATTTTCATGGCCTCCAACGAGACACCGAATTTCCGCCTTTCCGGGGTGAAGCCTGGGACTTTTACTCTTTGGTGTTCCCCGAAAGACAACAGCGGCAACTACTCCGAGAACCCTGTCTCCGCCTCCGTGACTGTTTTTTACCCGCCCGGATATAGTGACAAGAACACCTGGTCATGGGATTATAATGGAATCGGAACACATGATAACACTGAATATGTATTGTATAATGGCGATGATTGCCTGAAATGCAGTCACACAGATGGAGTTCTCACGGGTACATGGACAGCTCCAGAATATGATTTAGGTTCGGAAAAGACAGTAAGGGTCTGGGGTGACTTTTTGACGGTCTTTACATCATCCGCAACTTCGTGGGGGGGTATTTTTCCGGGATCGACAACGTGGGCAGATAAGACTGATTCAAATACTCGCTGGTATGAATTAACTACTCCTGATGTGGCAGCGATTCTGAACGCTAAAATTAAGTGGGGGACGGCTACCGGAGTCTATCCTTTTGAGGCAGATTTCTTCCAGATCCTTTCTCCTGAATTCACCGCGCGGTACGTTCAGGTTGAAATCTCTATCACGGACCCTCAAGCAGATTCACAACTTTACATCAAAAAATTAAACTGCAAAGCCGCGTATTGGAGCTGATATGATTGAATACAAAATAGATAAAATTGTAAACGATAAAAAAGGCCATGTAGTTTATATCCATGTGACCGATGAAACAGGTGAAGTTTTAGAAACTACCTGTGTAACATGGAAAAATAAAAAGGACTTCAAGACCCAATTAAAGGCCAAAACCAAAAAGATACGAGACAATCACAATGCCAAAAAAGCAAAGATGATTGAGGTTGAACAGGCTTTGGCGGAATTTAAGGAGGAAATATAATGTCACAGGATTATACTGACAATGTTTTTGCGACCGACCACGCCGTACAGACAGATATGCAGAACGTAGAAAACAACTTTGCAGCATTGAAGTCGGCTTTTTCAGGGGCAAGTGCTCCGGCGAATACAGTTGCTGGGATGGGGTGGTTCGACACAACCACAAATATTTTAAAGCAACGTAATGAAGCGAATAATGCATGGATAAGTATTTACAACTTTGGAACATCTAAAGCTTTGTTAGCTCTTAATGATGGTCTTGTTACCTTGACGATGTGCAATGCTGCTCTAAAAAATCCAGCAGGAGGAACTTATGGATTAAGGAGTCTCGGTACGGGCTCCACAAATGCCTGCGCTGGAAACGATGCGAGATTGAGTAATCAGAGAGTGCCTATTAACGCGTCAGTTACCCAGGCCAAGCTCAAAACGAGTATAGGGAGTGTTTCTACGGTATCAACGAGTGGTGAAGATTTAACATTGCCTGGTGGGGAATATGGATTTTATCCACAACTGAAGAGTTCGGGTGGTGCCGGTTATCCTGCATTTTGGGGATGGGATGCTGGCGCTGGCGTTGGAAAATGGGCAGGAGAAACTATTTCTGCCGCATATACCACAACTATGTATCTGTCTACCCAATCAGCAAGCTATCGAGCCTATGCTCAACAACGCTATGTAACATCTTCCGGTGAAATTCATTGGATATTCATTCTAAGAGACAAGACTACCAAAAAAACAGTCTCAATGTATCAAGCTCCCGACCATCCCTGTTTTGGCAATGGAGGTAAACCTCAATTAGTCCCCCATCCCTTTGGAAGTTATGACGAAACAAAACATGAAATAATTGTCATCAATCCAACCAATGAAGAAATAGAGCAAATGGAATTAGAGACTATTGTTGAAGATGAAACGAAACCGGATAAAGACCTTCTTGAAGTTATTACGGAAAACTACGAGATTGACGAAAACTCAAAACCTAAATGGCCTACAAAGCCTGTAACGGTTGGATTGCCGAAACATATTGTCGATAAGAAGACAGGCAAGAAAATATTAGCTGATTACAGGTTTATGCCGGGGGACACAATAATCGAACCAGTGAAAAAAGTTATTTCAAAACCAGATTATATTAAAACAAAGAAACTAAGGAGAAAACCATAAGGAAGTAAAGAAGGAGGCACAAAATGGCGAACAAACGAAATAGTGATTTAGTAGAACTAACCGAGTTAGCAAACGGGGATAATATAACCATCCGGGACGTCTCCGATACCACAAATCAGGCGACCGGGGAGACTAAAAGAAGTAGCTGGACAAGTATCAAGGCGTTCCTGAAGACTTACTTTGACGGGATTTATGCTGATGCAGGCGTCAACTCCGACATAACCTCAATGACGGGGCTTGATAACTATGGAATCCCCAATGTGAAGATAGATAATTCAGTCGTATCAAAAACAACAACAGCAACCTTAACGGTGGCAGAAGCAGGATTGGTTTTAGTTTCTGCGTCTTCTCCTTATACAATAACCTTACCCACCGCAGTAGGCAATGCAGGACTTACTTATCACTTCAAAAAAACTGACGCTAATTATAATCTAATCACGCTTGATGGTAATGGCACTGAAACTTTTAATTATGAAAACGCTGATGGAGTGCCAAAAGAAACTTATGCGCGATTAAATACTTATTGTGCAGAGGTAACGGTGGTAAGTGATGGAAGTAATTGGCAGGTTAAAGATGAAGCGTTGGGGCAAGTGCCAGAATGCTTAGCCTACTTAAGTGCTCAGCAATTAAATATTATTCATAAAACTTGGACAGATGTTCACCTTAATGCAGAGTTTTATGATATAGGATCTAATTTTAACACAGGAACCTATACTTTTACAGCTCCTATAGAAGGAAAATACCTCATTTCTTTTAAAATTGCTTGGTCAGGTGCTTCTATAATAGCTGATACAGTTTACGGTGGACAAACATACGATGGTGTGGCCGCTTATAACTCTCATTGGGCACAGGCTGCTATTGCAGGTGATGTGACTAATCATGTGATGAGCATAAATTCATTAAGTGCAAACGATACTGTTGTTCTTCAAGCATACGTTAATCATGCATCTGCGGACACAGTTGATATATGGGGAAGTGGGATAGGGGATACTTCTATGCTAATTAAATTAATCTCAAAAGACTAAAGGAGAATAATATGCAAATAAACATCAATCTAACAGAAGAGCAAATAAAAGCTTTATTGACCGAATATACTTCAATCGAAGAATTCTGCCAACGAGTAGTAGAGAATAGGGCAAATCGAATAATGATGGACATTGTCAAAAAGCATGCTGATAATCTTGAAGGCGTGACAGCAGAGGAGCAAAAGACAATCTCATTTGCGACAGTTGGAAAGATTATAACTGATGCAGAGAAGTTACCAGAGGAAGTGCAGAAGATAATCGTTAAAAGGGCAAAGATTAAAACTATGGAAGAAAAAATTGCTGAACAAGAGTTAGAAATTGAAGTTGTACCAATAACAAAATAGGAGACTGAAATGTTTGAATCATTACCAGATGCGTTAGCTTTTTCAACTATGATAGTGACCGGCGGGGGTATAGCTATAACTGGAATCTGCAAAATGAAGTCTCCAAAAAGTAACGGATTCATGCCCAAGTCTCTCTGTGACGAAAGGTCAGGCGCAATCCAAGATGACATAAAAGAAATCAAGGACATGCAGCAGAGGATATTTGACAAAATTGATAAGTTGAGATAGGAGGAACTATGAGAATCATAATTCTAAAGAGGGTTGCCATGACGGATAAGGGCACATTCGGAGTTTTGATTACTGATGGATTTCCCTTTGCCTTGACTCTTGAACGAGAATGGAAGAATAATCAGTGGGGAATATCCTGCATACCACATGACCAGTATGAGTGTATGAGAGTGAAGTCTCCTAAGTTTGGAGATACATTTCAAGTCATGGACGTGCCCAATAGAAAACATATTCTATTCCACAAAGGAAATCTTGAAGATGATTCACACGGCTGCATTTTAGTCGGCGAACAATTTGAAGAGCTTAATGGAGTGCCGGCGATTCTTTCATCCCGGAAAGGCTTTGGAGAGTTCATGCAGAAACTTGAAGGAGAGGATATGTTTCAATTAGTAATTTTAAACCAATGGTAAGGAGGATATTATGGGATTTTTAACAGGAATATTAGGTACACCAAAAGTAGTTGATACAGTAGCAGATACAGTTAAAAGCGGTATGGGAATGTTAGACAATGCCTTTTATACAGACCAAGAAAAGGCCAAAGATGCTGGCAAGGTCATGGAGACTTGGCTTGCGATTCAAAAAGCCACGGCAAATGAAAACTCTGTTCGATCAATTACTCGCAGGATACTTGCATGGATTATAATGGGGACGTTTGTACTCTTGGTTGTTGCCGCTTGTATTGTCTGGAAATTTGACCCTGGATGGGCAGCTTATATCAAAGACACAATCGTTGATACTAAATTGGCATATCTTGCTTTGATAGTTGGATTTTTCTACTTTGGGAGTTATGGACTCGGAACATTGATCAAGAAGTAAACTTATAGGCAGGGCGGCTTTTTTCTTCCCTTGGTTGATTTCTCCTTTCCCGCTCTGCCTATCCAATCCACCAAAGTATCATCACAAACCCTGCTCCGACAAGCGCAGAAACAAAGGCAACCCCGGTGAAAACGACAACACTAATGAGATAGTCCTCCCACACTTTTCTCTCACGTTTTAGATATTTCATATCACTCTCCTTTTAGTTGATTCCGCTCTTCACTAATTCTTCTTTCATCCAGGATAGAATTGACCTGTAACAATCAATCGCAGTCCGTATATCTCTCAATGATTCCTCACATGCCCTTAAAACTCCTGTAGCTATGTCTAATTTCAATTTAAGGTCTGCAACGGTAGTTGTACCCTTAACTAACGTGGGTATCAATGTAACAGGGTTTCCTTCGCTTTTAAGGCGTAATACTTCGGTAGCCACGGCAATGTTATAAGTTCGTTCAGCTTGAGCTTTGGCTTCGGATAACTTCAAAAGCTCTCTATTCTGCTCTTGTAAAAGGAGATTTTTGGCTGTCATTCCGTTTATAATGGCCTGCGGATCATCTCTCATATCGCTCTCAACCTTTCCTTTACCGCCTTAATAATTGCTTCACGGTTAATGTTCAGTCCGGGCCCTCTCCAGACCTCCCTCCATTTTTCAATACCGTTCAGATATCCCCGCAATAGCTTGGCTTTGGGAATTACATACTCGCTATCTTCGCCGATATGCTCAAGGTAACGAAGTTCATCGTTTGTGGAATAGACATCTTCTTTATGCCGTCTTTTCATACCTTCTCCTTCTCTTTTAATTTATGTTTTCTGGCCTTCTTTAATCGTTCCCCTGCCTCTACCCTTTGTTCAGGAGTTAGCTTCCTCCCGCTTGTAGTTTTATGTGCGCTAAAGGGCATGTAGGGGTACATTGGGCAAGACTCTATCCCACAATCCACCTTCCCATCTGCGTACCCATTCATACATTCATAGCACGCGGCTAACATCGTTTCTTTCCGGGTTAATTTTCCGCCTGCTAAGTATTTCAAAAGTTCCCGTTTCCCTTGTGCTGTAAGTCCATATTTTTCAACGTCTTCGTATTTCATGTCCTCTCCTTTCTAAAGTGCAAACCAAGCAAACACTGCCAGCAATACCAGCCCTACACCTATTGCGACTGTATCCGCTTTGTAAATTGCCATCATCTTCTCTTCCGCTCGTTTTCTAAGGTATGCTTGCGCTCTGATGATGGCTTCTTGCCGGAGTTCAGGCTCTTCTCTGTTGACTTGTTCTAATAGTGTCATTGTTATTCCCTTTCCCTTTCCATTTCCACGGTATTTTGGTTATTACAATTATAAGCACTCCAAGTATCATGATAGGCAGAAAAAACCCCATCAATGTGCCAAATGTCGATATTCCCTCTTTAAAGCCCTCTATAAACATATTTTCCATTGTTATTCTCCTTTCATAGTGGTAATATTTCTTCAATTCCTCCAGCAAAAAATACAATAGCCGGGTTCCAGACCAGCATAGTCTTTAAGTACATAGGTTATCTCAAACCCATCTGTTACTCTGCCTGTTTTTATTCCTTTTACCGTTTCTTCTAAATATACAATATCATATATTTTAAAGTCTCGGTCATTTTTACGTAACTCAAAGTTTTTATCTCCCAATTCAACTGCTTGTTGGAAAAACTCTGTCTCACATTTAAGATAATGGTGTTGTCGTGACATATTCATTTTCTCCTTCTTTTATTTCTGTCATTTCAACCTCTTTTATTGTTGGATAGGTGAAGTTTGTAGTTTGCATTGAAATCATCATACTTATCAAGAAAATGTTGCATTAAATCAACAGTCATCTCTCTCCCATTTAGCATCCATACGAGCATAGCCGTTTTTTCGTCTTTGCTCATGCCAGTCATTTTATCCCCGATTTTCTTCTTGAGAGCCAATATAAGCTGTTTGTTGGCCTCCTCTACTGTGTTACCCTTGTTCTGCGGTTTAGTCGATTGTGGGGCATTCTGGGGCTTCTCGGGCGTAGTTTCTTCGACTACTTCAGCTTCTTCAACCCTTTTCATTAAATCATCAGCAGATGTAAACTCTTCCTTTCTTAATCCTTCATGTTCATTCAGGACATGAACTGCCGTTGACATTCGTTCTGTCTGTGGAAGATATTTATAGAGTTTCTTTACAGCAGACTTACGCCACATCTCCGCTTGAAATGCACCCTTCCAAGGCGAGTAAGAACTGTTAAGTGCTTTTGATGTCTTTTTGATATCGTCAATCTCGGATTTGGTAAGCACAATAAACTTTTTGATATTGTCCGGTAAAATAGCTATCGCGTAAACAAACATCATTTCGCCCCGGTCTTTTTCAAGACAGGGTTTATGCTTCAGGTAGGGATGCGTCAATATCTATTACTCCGCCTGCATCAGTTGCTATCTTACAAAGCCCCCTGTACCCGAAATCTAAACAACACTTCCCATCTCTCGGAATAAGATATGCCTGTTGTAAAACAGGGTTCAAGGTTGTGCCCGTCAGGGCCACATTAATGATAGCGTTTTTTATGCTTTGTGGGGCGCATTTTTGAAGGGCGTTATTCCCCCTGAACGCTTGTACGGCAAAGATAACTTCCTTTGTGTATTTGCTCTCGTCAACCACTTCAACAAAACTCGACTTCACCTTTTCGTCATAAATCGCTACTTCATAATTTTCCATGATTCTCTCCTAATCATAACTTTGTAGATAGTTGGGCTTCGTTAATTCCACTGCCCCCGCATTCTGATAGTGCGGATAAAAGCCAGCATCCCGGCATTCCTTTTCTATTAGCAGAAGTCTCTTATATTCGTTATATCCCCATTTCAAAAAATCTTTATCAAGGGTATATACCTCTGTCCGATATGGCGGTTTATCCTCCACGGCTATAAAGGTAAAACAATCCGGTGCCTTCAATTAAAGAACGCTGGAATCCATGCGGGCTGGCGTCCCGGGTCTTTTTCAAATCTACCACAACTCCATCAACTGTAGGTATTTTATCCGGTCTTGCTTTGCATGGGAGCCCCGTTTCTTCATCTGTCCAGATAACTGTTTGTTCCGAAAGACCACCTTCAATTAGTTTAGACGCAAGCGGGTGAAGCAGTATTTTCTCTTTCATACCTTTAATGGTATTAAATTCATCTGCCGTGATCACTGTCTTATCTTTGTTTTGTTCAACAAACATACGATAATCTTCTTTTCCCTGATTGGTACGCCTATTAATCTCCGGTGATATGGCAACTGCTTTTTCAAAGGTATCTGGCTCTAAGACGTAAACATGGAACGCTCTGCCGAAAGCGAAAATAGCCGTATCGGGAGTCTTTATTCTTGCTTTTGCCGGATAGATAGATAACTTAT